ATTACAAGAAATAATTGAAAGAGTTCTTTATACCACTGTAGACACTCCAGGTGGCACTGAAAAAGTAAAAAGGCCAATTAGGGGCGTAGCGGAAGCTATTCTTAAAGAACTTTCAAGTATAGAATTTTCTTTACCTGAACTAAATTATGAAAACTTTAGAGCTTCTTTAATTAATGCTAAAAACAGCACTTTACAAGTTATAAGAGATATTAGATCAGCAATTACTGATATATTTTATGAAACTAAAGTTGTTGGTCCAGGAATTGAAGAACTATTACCTAGAGATAACTTTTTTGGGAATAGCTTAGCTAACTTACAAGCTGTTTCAGCAACTATCAAAAATATTGTAGGTGATATAGGTACAGAATTCCAAAAATTAAAAGAAGGCTCTCCTGCAATTCAAGCTATCCTTGAATTTACTGGCTGGGTTTCTAATGCATTTTGGAAGCTTTATGACTATCTTGTAGGTAACTCAATTGTACCTGATACTGTTGAGGAAATTAATCAAATATGGGGAAAACTATCTTTAGAAAATATTAGCTCCTATATAAGTGCTGCAAAACAAAGATTTAAAGAATTACTTGATTTTATTATCTACACAACTACAGAAGAAAACACTCGTCTTGATGGAATGGGTGGCAATAAGAAAGTTAAGAGACGTTTATTTCAATTCTTAGAAGACGCTTATAATGATGTCCTTCCTGTAATTGATAGAGTTAAACAAGCTTTTGCTGACTTATTTGATTTTATTGTTTATACAACTGTAGAAACCCCAGGTGGTACTGAAAAAGTAAAAAGAAATCTCTTTGGATTTATAGACGGAGATATTCTAACCCAACTGAAGAGTTTTAAAGATACTGCAAAAGGGTATATTAAGGAATTAGAAGCCGCTGTTAAAGGATCATTTTTATATAATGAAGATGGAACTTTTAAAGCTGGATCAACTATTTTACAAGACACTGTAACAGTTACTCAAAAAGTAGTTGTAGATATTTCAGCTAAAACTTCAGAACAAATTGATAAATTAAGCAATATTACTCTTGGTTTTAGTGCAGATGATTTATTAAGCAAGTTTAATGCTGCTTTAGTTGTAGGAGGTATTGCTGCATTAAAGTTAGGAACTAAAGGTCTGCTTTTAACCCTTGCAGGTCTTACTATCGGTGCTAACTTTGCACCAACTGAAGGTTTTCAAGCGGCTGTTCGTAGAATAGCACGAGACACTGTAACTGAAATTAATAATTTTCTTTCGGGTAGTGACGGTAATCTTTTTGCTACAGTAACTCTAACAGTAGCTAGTCTTGGCGCTGGGGTTCGTGAAGGGCTTGGTTTTACTGACAATGCTATTCTTGATGCCATTTTTGGTGTTGGTGCTCTTGCAGGTATTGGTGCTATTTTTAGTAAAAATGTTAGAAATGCTCTTATTTCGGCAGCTATTTTTGATCCTAATTCTGAAGAGTCTAAGAAATTAATTAGTCAAACTAAAGGCAAGGCTTTTGCTCTTACTAAAAATATTTTTAGACTTGCAGGTACTGTTGGTGGTGTTATTGCTTTAGATTGGGTTGTTGATAAGCTTCAACTTCCTCAAGAAGGCCTTACAGGGGTAGCAGTAGACATTGGTACTGTAATTGGAGCAGGATTCCTTACAGAAAAAGCCGCTAATGCAATTTGGGGTGGTTTTAAGGGTCTCTGGACTACTGCTAAATTTAATGAACAACTTGGTAATGGTAATAGGTTTAAAATCTTAGGTCGTATGATCTTAGACAGAATTGCTATTGGATTTACTGCTCCATTAGGAATTGCAGCTATTGCAGCTGCTTTAGGCTTTGCTCTAGTTAAAGGTTATACTGTTGCAGCAAACAATTTCGGGGCAGAGAGCCAACAGCTTCGACTTGCTTTAGGGTTTTCTCCTACAGTTGGGGGCGATCAAGCTAAAGGAGTATCTGCTGCTTTTGCAACTGATATTGGTGCAGCCTTAACTGAAAACCGAGCAGGTCTTATTAAAGCTATTGAAGATGGTCTTAATATCAATGAGATTATTGATTCAGAGCTTGGTAAAAAGCTATTTGATGATATTGGCGAAAGAATTGATAAACGCTTAAGAAATAGAAATCCTCTTAAAATTGATTTTCAGTCTTTATTTCCAGGATTTACTACTAAAGATGGTCAAAATATCAATGATGTTCTTAAGGCAAATCTTTCTCGTTTTCTTGATGAAGAAACTAATAAAATTAATCAGGAAGCCTTTAAAGAATATGGCGGCTTTGCTCAAGCATTTAAAGATGCAGGTATTGTATTTAGAATTGATCCTAGCTTAGAAATAGCAGAAGAGGCTCTTGAAAAGAGTGAAGAAGACATTAAAACACAGATTATTGATGCCTTAGGTGCTGAAGAGAAAATTCAAATGTTTAAAGCGGCATTTGAGTCTATTCGAGAACTACCTATTGTTACTCCTGAACAACAGAAGTCAGTAGATAATCTTAAAACATCTATGGATGGTCTTGTTGAATCTTTATCAGAGTATGTAGCTAAACTAAAAGAACTTCCTAATAAAGATATTTCTTTTATAATTCCAGGAAGAGGTGAAAAAGAAGCTACAGCCTTTGCTTCAGGTGGTAAAGTCTCAGGTCCAGGATCAGGAACTTCAGATAGTATTCTTGCTAGAATATCAAACGGTGAGTATGTTATTAGACAAAGTTCTGTTGCTAAGTATGGCACAAAGTTTATGGATGCAATTAACTCAGGAACTTTCCCTGCATTTAGCATGGGAGGTTTAATTGGGAAATTACTTCCAAGATTTGACAAAGGCGGTAGTGCTTATACAGGAACAGAAATCCAAGAAATACTTTCTGCTGGTATACTTCAAGGACCAACGCTAAGAAACTTTAACACTGCTTTAAGCCGTATTAGACGACTTAGTGATCAAATCGCTCAAGTAAAAGATCAGTTAAAAATAAATCCAAAAGACGTTATGCTTAAGGCACAGCTTGCAGAAGCTGAAGAGCGTTTATTAAGAGCTTTTGAGGACCATGATGCTGCACTCACTACTGCTATTGATAATCTAGAAGGCGGTGGCGTTTCTGATGAGCTTAAGAAAAAGGCAGGTGGACAAGGTGGAGATGCACTTGAAAGTGAAACCATTGGTATGCAATATGCACAAGACTTTGCAAGCCAGTTCCAGCAAGGCCTTAGTGAAGCTTTAATTACAGGTGACTTTAAGCAATTTGGAGACTTATTAGTTGATCAGCTTACTATGTCTGTTATAGATAGCTTTACTCAAGGGCTAAGTACTTCGCTATTTAATGGTCTTATTGGCTCTTTGGAAAAAGGTGAAGGTTCACTTTCTGAATTCTTTAGCGGTATCTTTGGTGTTGGCGAAAAGCTAGGTAAAGATACTACTGACGCAATTAAAACAGGTACACAGCAAGGCGCTGCAGAAGGCACTCCTAAAATTTTCGATACAATTAGCTCTGTATTGAAAAGTCTTTGGAATGGTATTACCGATTTGTTCAAAAGCTTTACAGGAATGTTTAGTGGCGGTGGCGGCTTTGGCGGCGGCGGCGGCTTTGGTAGCATATTCAGCAGTATTGGTAGTATATTTAGCGGCTTTGGTGAATTGTCTATTTTTGATGGTCTTTTCGGAGGCCCAGGATTAGGTTTATCATTTAACAAAGGCGGCATTGTTCCTAATACACCATACTCACAAGTTGGTAAAGACAGTGTTCCTGCTATGCTAACTCCAGGAGAGCTAGTTGTTCCAGCAGACAGAGTAAAAGACTTTGGCGAGGCTAATAAAGGTTCTCAGCAAACATTTAACATTAATGTTTCTGGGGATGTTTCTAGACAAACCAGAAGAGAAATTGTTAAAATGCTGCCTGAAATTACTTCAGGTGTTAACATGGTTAACAAAGAAAACAACTTTAGACGCTAAGCCCGTATAATAAAAACTGAGAAAATTGGAGCATCTATAATGAAGAAATGGAATAAACTCTTCAAGCTCAAAAATGGTCAGTTGTACTGGAAAGAATCTCGTGGACGCCAATCTGCGGGATCTGTTGCAGGGACTAATCATGGCGATGGCTATAGAACAGTCCGTATCGATGGCAAAGCAGTGTATGTACACCGTATTGTTAAAGAAATGAGTACTAGCAAAAAAGCCAATGGATTTGTTGATCATCGTGATCGTAATAGATCCAACAATAAACCAAAAAATTTACGTACTACGACACGATCACAAAATAATAAAAATCGTAAATCGTGGACTCGTAAAAAATAAGTACAGGGAATCCCTTCGGGGGTTCCCAATTTTGTCAAATTTGTCAGATAAAAAAGTGAGAAAATTGACGCATCTATAATGATACTATGTATCACAACGAAACCAAGTGGAAACCAGAGAGGAATCTAAAATGAAACACTTGATTATTACTACTGCTTTAATTGCAACAATTTCAAATTCTGCTTTTGCAGAGGGCGTTCCAGCAGACCCTCGTTGGAAAGAATTTGGAAGAACAGCTGGTCAATGTATAATTGAGAATGCTGATGGTGCAGCAATTGGTGCTACTGTTGGTACAATCTGGGGCGCAGGTGCTGCAATGACTGGAACAAAAGTTGGAGCAGCTACTGTAGGCTATGGCGCAGGTATGTCTGGCCCATGGTTGGGATTAGCAGCTTTCTCAAATCCATTTACTGGATTTACCGTGGGTCTAATGATGACAGGTGCAGCAATTGGTGCAGGTGTCGGTGCAGCAATAGACATTGGTAGAGATGGTTGTAATTAATTTGTTGGGGCGGCTTCGGTCGCCCTAATTAAACGGGCTTTGTATAGGAGGCTTTTATGCTAGGGCATATTATAGCATGTGGAATAATTATGTGGGGCTTCAGAGTTGGCATAATTATATTTACTCCACAAATACACTCTAAAAAATCTAATTACTGGAATTTTTCAGCAGCAGTTGGAGTAATTGGTATACTAGGTTTTTTGTATATGGACGGTATCTACGTAAATGAAAATTACAACATTGGTACTGCCATTGGGTTTTTCTGGCCTGACCTCTATAGAGGTGGTTTAGGTCCATACATGAATCCATTCAAATGGTTAGACTGGTTCTCAGAAAGACCAAAAAAGAAAATACATAAAATAAATGCGTCAAAAGTCAAGTGGAGTAAATCAAATGAGTATGACAGCAGTAATGTGTCTCGCACTAAACATGTTTTTCGAGGCAAGAAACGAACCGTTAGCAGGTCAAGCAATGGTCGCAGAAGTTACACTAAACAGAGTAGCTAGCAATAGCTACCCTGATACTGTTTGTGATGTCGTATGGCAGCGTAAACAATTTTCTTGGACTCATGATGGTAAACATGACGATCCAACTCGTATGAGTTACCTTGACCGTGAGTCTTGGAAAGAAATTTACAAAGCAGCAGAAGTCATTATGGCTAATCCTGACTTGTTACCAAAAACAGGTGCAACACACTATCACGCAGACTATGTACAACCGTACTGGACTACAGATATGAAATATCTTGGAAAAGTAGGATTACACAAGTTTTATAAAAAGTGAGAAAACTATTGCATCTATAATGATACTATGTATCAAAACAAAAACCAAGTGGAAACCAAAAGGAGTAAATAATGTCTACAATAGTTGCTACATGGAAGGCCACAGAAGAAAGAGAAATGACAACCCTTCTCTTTCATAATATAGAAGCCTTTAGAGAAAAACGCTGGGAAACCTTTCATAGTATGAACGGACTTCCTGACAGTGTAGTTGAGCTCGACCTAATAGGTCGTCCTCTTGGCACTATGTGGTTAAATTTAGAAGAAGTGTGGGAGTAATAAAATGGCAATGTTTGTAATGCTGTGCGTATTTTTAATTGCCTTTGTTATATGGGGAATTATTGAACATGTTTACTTTTAACTACGACGAAGTAACAATGTTAGTAAATAAACCTGACGCAGATTCAGCTTTAGAGTTTGCAGATAAAATGCTAGTATCCACAGCTGATGGGTACTGGTCATGCCATGTAGATAACGAGCAGGAATATACATGGAAAAGAATCGTGCGAGTACCAATAGGAGTAGAAAATGTTCGTATGTAAAATCACCTATCATGTTCCAGAAACTACACGCAAAGTAAGTGTAGTAGAAAGATCTAACTGGTCAAAAGAGGATGCTTATAATGTAGCTTATGGTGTAGCTTTTAGAAAGCATGGCATAACTATGGAAAACATCCTTACAATAAAGTACAACTAGGAGATAACAATGTACTGGGAAGTAAAACTTTACGATAGTCGTCGTTTTATGTTTGCAATTAAAACTTGTCAAACACAAAGTGAGGCAGACGAATATTTTCTTAAAGTAGCACCAAAACTTGAAAAGTTTAAAGGTGTTGCAACGATAGAAAGGAAAGTCTATGCCGAGGAAAAAGCTTACGGCTGAAGAGCACAAAAAACACTTAGAAGAAATTAGCTTTAGCAACTTAGTTAAGGCTATTAACGAAAAATGGTCTCATACGTATATCGACTATGAAGAAGACGATCTAGAGGTCTTCTTTGATATAGAGACTAAAGATTCCTCCCTGTAACTAAGTGACTGTTGTAGTTGCGTTATGTTGGCCCCTCAAAGCCACAACATAGCGTGTATCTATAACAGTCCGTTGGTACCACACTAGCATGGCTCATGAGGGGCTGCTAGTGTAGGACCAACACTTTTCTTTTACTGTTATTCAGTGAATACTCTACAACCTTTTAACATGAATTGGAACGCATGTTGTGCTTTATACCCTGTAGAGTATTCTCTGGATCACAGTGATCCATCGAGTTAGTCAATAATAAATAAGGAGATCTCTTATGACTAAAGCTTATATTGCACCTTCACGCTATGCACTAAAAGAAGGTCGTGACTATGGTCGTATAAATAATAACATTCGTTACATTGCAGTAGCAGATGTTATGCGAGGCATGTCTGTTAAGTATGTAGCAAACATGTATAACGTATCTGTTGATTCAATCCGTAACTGGATTAAGACAGCTTATCGTAATAACCCTAATCTAACATAATTTTCGCCCTCGCCCTTCGGGGCGGGGGGTTCTATTTTAAAACTTTTTTTTTTTTTCAAGGAATTTGTATGACAATTGGAATTATTACTATGGCGTTTGTAATGTTTATGTGTTCAAAGTATGATTCTGATTCCTAAGTAGTATTTAAATACGAGGTACTTATAGTACAATGCTCGTCATAAAAGGAATATCAATGACAACTACAATCCTAGACAAACTTGCAGAAGATCTTGATTATAGACAATCTGTTTTAGATAAAAGACAGGCTGCAATTTTTCTTAACAAAATGAATGCAAGAGATCTTATTGAGTTCTCTTATACTCATATACTAAAAGGCTTAGAAAGGAAGGCAACACTTGTAGAAGTAGCAAGTAGTATTGGAAGACGTCTTAGACAAAAACTAAGACAAAAACAAAATAGTGTTTTAGATGTTCAAGGTGGTTGGTTTGTATTAATCAGCTATATTGAACTTGGTATACTAGGGTATCGAAAGAAACACACTTATCGTAATGGTAAAAAAGATAAGCATAGATCATATTTCTTGTTTGCTAAAGATTGGAAAGCTATTAAAGAGCTTATGGACTTAGTAGATACAGAAAAATGTGATATGTTTCCAGTTAACACACCTCCAAAGCCTTGGATTCAAGATGCCTATCATGAAGAAACAGGTATCAGTGTAATTAAAAAGGGTTATGAAGATGCATTGAGATACTATGAAAATCATGATATGACTTACATAGTAGAAACCTTAAATAAACTAAATAATACAGGTTGGCGAATTAACGATTTTGTATTTGATGTTTATAAACAATGTATGCACAATGACAAAAATCCTTTTAAGTTTACTAAAGAGATTGATCCAATTAAACGGGCTTCGTTAATCATTGAAGCAGAAGCTATACAGAGGCTTGCAGAGAAGCACCTAGGTAAAGCATTCTATCACCTTTATAACCTTGACTTCCGAGGTCGCATTTATCCTAATACTGCCTTCTTACACGAGCAGTCTAGTGATAATGCTAAAGGTATACTAATTCTTGATGAACCTGTTCTCCTAGGAGATGTGGGTTATTACTGGTTGTGTGTACATACAGCAAATGTCTGGGGTAACGATAAAGTTAGCCTTGATGATCGAGTCGAATGGGTCTCTGAAAATATAACAAACATATTCGATTATGTAGAAAATCCACTAGTTAATACTGATTGGATGAATGCAGACAAACCATTTAGCTTCTTAGCAGCTTGTTATGAATTATATATTATACACGAGTGGATGAGAAATGGAAATGATGTATCTGACTTTCCTTCTTGTTTACCTGTGTATATTGACGGTTCTAATAATGGTGTTCAACATCTAGTAGCTATGTCTCAAGATGATGAAGTTGCACCTCTTGTTAATCTTGTTCCTAGTAGACTTCCAGGTGATGTTTATATGTTCATTGCTGAAAAAGTATGGGAACGTCTTGATAAACAAGTTAAAGGATTAGACAAAGAAACTATTAACAAGTTTCAGGAAACCTTTGATACAGCAATTAAGTTGCAAAGAGCCTATGAAAATGCTCCTGATAAATCAGAGCGTAAGGCTTTGGCTTTTCAAGAAGCACAATCATGGCGAAACAAGAACCGTGATTTACGAGAAAAACTATTTGCTGTTTATTGGCACAATATTCAAGACAAGAAAATCCAACGTAAAACTGTTAAGCGTAATGTTATGACACTGGGTTACGGTGGTACGTCTTACGGTATGGGTCAACAGGTAATAGAAGACACTCGTGATATATCACCCTACTTGAGAGACAAAGAACACCTCTGGGGTGCGCTCCTTGGCTCTCTGGTATATAACACCTGTTATGAGGAACTTAAAGGACCAGCTAGAATGCTAAGACTCTTCCAAACTGTAGCCGAAAGAGCTAACAAACGAAAGGAGCATATGAACTGGATTTCTCCAATAACAGGCTTCCCTGTAGTACAAGCTTATCGCAAGCCTACTACTAAACGTACTGAACTTAAATATGGCGATGACATACTTAAGGTACAGCTACAAGTATGGGAAGAAACCACTGTTAATGAAACAAAACAAAAAACTGGCGCTGCACCTAATGTAGTTCATAGTCTTGATGCTGTTCATCTAACAATGTGTATACATGATGCAGAATATCCTGTTACTGTTGTTCATGATTCTTTCGGGTCTCATGCAGGTAATATGGATAAAATGTTTTATCATGTTAGAAAGAAATTCGTAGAGCTTTACGAATCTGAACCTCTAGAAGACATTCTAGAACAACTACAATCAAGTGACTTAATACCAGAGAAAGGTAATCTAAATGTCGGCGATGTACTCGAATCCGATTTCGCTTTTGCATAAGTATGCAGTAGTAGAATTTGAGGGTGCAACAGAAGTTGTACTTATAACTGACTACAATAAAGACAATAACTGCTTGGAAGTAAAAATAAATCCAGGCAGCGAACACGAAACCTATGCAGAAATGTATATGGAAGACCAGCCTGAGTACTGGTATATAGTTGAAACGTTTGGGTAAAAATTACCTGACGTTAAAGAACATATGTTCATAAATGTAACTTTATTATAGATATCCAAGAGGAAATAAACATGGCTATTCTTAAAAATGTAGAACTATTCTTTGCTAAACTAGACCCAAACAAGCCTAATGCTACGTTTGATGCTAACAATCCTACATGGGAACTTCAAATCCGTACTCGTGATAAGAAACAAGCAAAAGAATGGAAAGAACTAAACCTTAACGTTAAACCAGATGAAGACGATCAAGGTATGTTCTACAAAGCCAATTTAAAGAAGAAAACAAAGAAAGCTAATGGAGATCCACAAAATCCAGTTAGTCTTGTAGGTGGTGATTTATCACCTATTGATCCTAATGTACTAGGAAACGGCTCTATCGGTAATGTTCGTGTTTATCAATACGAGTATAACGTAGGTGGCCGTAAGGGTATTGCATCAATGTTGATGGCTGTACAAGTAACTACTCTCAAAGAGTATACACCTAAACCACGAGAAGATGACTTCGAGATGGTTGAAATGGAGGTTGTCAAAGTAGCTGATAACCAAGTAGTTGATCAAGATCAGTTTGTAGCAGCTGATGAGCTTGATGACGAATTAACATTCTAATTATTCTTAAGGGAGACTGTAATGGTCTCCCTTTTTTATTAAACTAGTCAACCAAGAGGTAAAAATGAAAGACTATGTATACTTAGCAGGTCCAATGGAGGACTGCTCAAAAGAAATGATGATGCATTGGCGACAAGCTGCTACTGATCATCTTTACCACTCTGATATACGAACGCTTGATCCTACTCGTAGGGTTAACTTCCATGATCAACTAACAGAAAACTTACAGGATGTTACTAAAACTATGAACACTTGTAAACGTATCTTTAAACAAGACTTGCAAGATATTGCTAATTCAAAAGTTGTGCTTGCTGATGTACGTAGAAACTCTGGTCGTGGTACTGGTACTTCTATGGAACTGATGTTTGCTCATACTAAAAATAAGATTATTATCTTGTGGGCGCAAGAGGATGATTTTATCCATCCATTTTATGAAGCTATGGCAACAGAAAAACACTATAGCTTTTATGATGCAGTAGAAGCAGTAAAGGAGTACTTTTAATGCCAATGGTAAGAGCTTATGCAACTATGGCTGTTGATTTAGAAACAGAAGTATTTATACCCGATAATATTCCTGAAGATGAATGGGGAGAATGGGTTAAAGAAAATGTTGATGGAGGTAGTTTTTATGACGCAGACCCTCTTTATGGAGGGGATTGGGAATGGAACACTTTTAAACCAGAAAGGATTGACTAATGGAACTTCGTGAAGTTTATTATGAGTTATACTCAGATGGAAACTATGAGCAAACTTATACACGGTATACTGATGCAGAAGAAGCATCGCTACACTATCTAGATGATGATTGTGTAGAAATCTACAAAATAGAACTTTATGAAGAAAAGGTAATGTAATGTTTACACTAAAAGAAAATACTTTCTTTGGAACACCTAAGACTCAAGAAGAACTAAATAAAATATTAGAAGACCTTGGGCAAGTAGGTGTGTTAGGTGCTATGTATATGCATAACTTTATTGCAGATCAATACAAGCAAGGTAATGTAACACTGGAGGATCAAGATGGGGTTTAGTCCTAGAATGTATGAAGTGCATCTCTGGATGCAAGATGAAGAAGGTTTTTGGTGGTGGGAACCTGAAGGTGGTGCTTATGAAACTTTTGATAAGGCTCATGGGTGGTATGAAAAGTATAAAGCAGGTGGATACGATGTTCGTATTGTTGAAACTAAAATCTTAAAGGCTTGGGAAGATGGGAAGGAGTACAAATGAAAGTTGACCATCAACAAGTAATCGTTAAAATTGACGATTCACACGACTTATCTATAGTATCAATAAATGGTAAACCTGAAATTGCTATTCTTGGCCCTGAAGGCGTAATGCATGATACTGTAGAATTCTTTGGCAATGTCAAAGGATTAATAAAATACCTAAATAAATACTTTGGAGGAATTAAACAATGAAGGGTTATTACAAGCCATTTAATTCTACTCTTTATAAAGAAAACGATAGTCCTGCCAAGGCTGCATTAATTAATTTTCTTAAAAGTAGAGGACACTCTATAGTAAATACAGAGGAAAATTATAATGCGGATGTAGTATCTATAATAAAGGGAGTTACACACTTTAGTGAAGCTGAAATAAAACTTTCATGGAAACAAGAGTGGCCCTCCCACTGGTCAGAGATTAGGATACCTGAAAGAAAACAAAAGCTTTTAAAAAAGCATAAAAGTTGTTTAAACTTTTTTGTATTTAGAAAAGATTTAAAACAAGTTTGGAGAATACCAAGTAACTTGTTAAAAGAGTCTTCTCTTAAAACCGCAAAAGGTTGGAAAATTCATCCCGATGAATTATTTTTTCATATACCTTATAAAGAAGCAGAACTATATAACGTGGAGTAGAAACTATGAAAGCAGCCGTGTATTGGAATCTGCACAGGAATATTTTCTCAATTCAGTCCCGAGAGAAAGAGAACTATGGCAAAGTAGTATCTCATAAAGACTCTGTAGTAGTAGGTCTACCAAAGTTTGTTGTACGACAAGCTGGACGAGAGAAAGTATTAAAAGATAAGTCTAAGAATGTACACGCTTTTGTTGTTGGTAACGTAGAGCCTGATATGTTCTTTAACTTAGGTCCAGGAAGACTTGTGACTTATAATCCTTATAAATACAATAGCTTTGTGATGGCTGACACTAAAGAACCAATTAAAGAAGGAACTTTAGTTAGGCTTAGAACTCACAACAATAAACCAGTTATGGAGTTATACTAATGCAAACTGATAATGTTTGGAAAGTCTTTAGTGTAAATGTACGGCATATACCTTATGTAGATTTAGAAGTATATGGTACTATTACTGAAGGTGGTGGCTATGATGATGAGCCGCCTTGGAGGGAAGTAGAAATTACTGATATTTGGAGTTTAGACCGTCATAAACGAATTTCAGGGAAAATCTACAAATATGTCATGGACAAATATAGAGAATACTTTGAACAGGAGTTGTCTGATGAGTACGATAGATGGTAATGATGACTGGGCTTTACTAGAAGACCAGTATGAAGAAAGAGCAGCTATCTTAGAGTATGACGCTGGTTATACTCGCTATGAGGCAGAACAGTTAGCTGCTCAAATGTATGGCTTTGAAAATAAGTCAGCATTAAAGAAACATGTGCAGAGATTAAAGGCAAAAGAAAATGAGCATAATGTATCACGTTGAAATCGAAGGCGCTGAAATATTAGTAACTAATTCTTGGCAACAGGCAATTGACTTATGGGCATTTGAGAGATCAGTCGGCAAGTTAGGTCAAATTGTTGCTAACTATAAAAATAAAGAAAAGATAATGAAGACTCATGAGGATATTGCTCATTGGTCTAAATTTCTTTTAGATAATAATTATAACAGAGTAGAAAAGAGGCTTATGACTGACTTAGCTTTTGAACAAGAAGATGATGGTATGACAATAGTAGACGTTAAAGATGATATACGTTTCCGTGATGAAATTTCTGATCTTATGGGCAAAGTATTTGGAGGTTCTGAAAAGTTTAAAGAAAATCTAGACTTTCATGGAAACTTTGAAGAAATGTCTTCAGAAGAACAAGATCAAATCATTAACCCTAAACACTACAAAATGATTCCTAAAGAAGCATATGCTGCTCATCCAGAAGGTTTAGAGTATATGGATCTTATGGAGTATATTCTTGCTCATCACAATGGTGTTGAATCTCACTTATTAGGCCAAGTATTTAAGTATGCTTGTCGTTTAGGGAAGAAGGACGCCAAACTTCAAGATGCTAAGAAAATCGCTTGGTATGCAAATAGACTAGTCGAGGTAATCAAAAATGAAGGATCAGGAAATTCTTGATAAACTAACCACTGTATCAGATCTTATAAATGAAGAATTTAAAGATTGGAATCGATACGAAAGTAGTATGTATATGGCTTATGGGCCTAGTATGCTAACTGTAATGGAAACTCTTAAAGAATTAAGAAAATACTTTGAAAGTCATGCTAAGTTTGAGAAGGAGCTTAGAGAAGCTTATGATGAAGGTTGGCCTGATTTTGTAGATGGAGATATCGTATGATTGATTTAAAATTCTTTCAATCAGTAGGAATCCCTGTATATACAGTAGATGAAGAAGGTATTAAAGAAATGATGACAGAAGAAGATGCTTGGAAAATTGAACAAGAACGTCAGTTAGCTAGAGTCAAACCTGATCTAGAAAAAGTTTTAGAGGGGTTAAACACAGCAAAACATTATCTACATGAAACTTCTGAATATGAGTCAGAATTGCTTGATAATGTATGTGATAGTATCCAAGAAAATATCAATCTAATTGAAGGGCTTATCAGTGATTAAAAAATTTGAGCAAGCATATATACGCCGAATGGCCCGTATGTATAGGGATTTTCATAATGATATGTCTATACGTGCAGCCGTGCATAAAGCGTACGAAGCTTATGAAATCTATCGAGAAACAGAAGTGGAGATAATGTATGAAGAATCCAAGCGCACTTGAAGACTTAGAGTTTAATATTGAAGGTGGTTCTTACTCTGAACTAGCAGATGCTTTACAATATTGGGCAACACTATTCTGGGAAGGAACCCTTGAAGACTCTTATGGAGATTGCCTTGCATATCTTCTTTATAACATGTCAAAGGAAATGAGACAAGTAAATGAGACTAGTATTTGATATTGAAGCTGATAACTTACTACCTAAGTTGTCAAAGTTTCATTGTGCAGGTGCTATCGATATCGATACAGGAGAAGAATACTGGTTTATGAATGAGGAAGATGATTTCGTAAACTTTATTAGTCTATTGTATAAGGCAGACGTTGTTGTAGCTCATAATGCTTTTGGATACGACATCCCTGCTTTAAAAAAGTTGGCCCATTTTATGGGCCGCTCCTTTAATATCGATAATAATAAAGTACAGTGTACAAAAGTAATGAGCCAAGTCCTTAACTATCGTAGGTTCGGGTTTGGTCACTCTTTAAAGCAATGGGGTGAATTCTTCAAAGATTATAAGGGTGACTATCAAGGTGGTTTCGAAGAGTTTAACATGGAAATGTTTGACTATATGAAACAAGACGTTAGACTTGGTGTTAAAGTTTATAAGTATCTTTTAAAAGAACTTAAGGCTTATATCGGTAAACATAATTCTAAAGATATACTTTCGGCTTTACGGTCTGAAATGGAACTTGATAGAATTATGACAGAACAGTGTGAGAACGGTTGGCTCTTTAATAAAGAAGAGGCTAAAGAACTTGTCAATACGATTGATACAAAAATGGTAGAAATTACTAACTTTATCAATCCTCTATTATCAGGTAAAGCAGTTGTTGTTGACCCCGATACGCAACGTGAACATGAACCAATTACAGGTAAACGTTATGCGAAAGAAAAAACTCCGACTTACACGAAAGCAGGAAAGATCGCTGCCCACACTATCAACTGGTTTGGGGGTGATATGGGCAGTACTATTGATGATTCCAAAATCATGGGAGCTTACTGTAGGGTTAGCTTTGAGTCTGGTGATATTGGTAACACTGATACGGTTAAGTCTTATTTGGGAACAATTGGCTGGAAACCAGACGAATGGAACTGGAAAAGGGTTGATGGACAATTCGTTAAAGTCTCAGCAAAACTCACAGATAGTTCATTGGAACCACTTGGAGATGTAGGTAAGGCTCTTATGGAGTACTATACTTTACGTTCTCGTAAATCAATCTTGGAGGGTTGGTTTGATCACATTGATAATAATTCTCGCTTACATGGTGACGTCTTCAATATTGGTACGCCTACTTTTAGACAGACTCATAAAATCATTGCCAACTTACCTTCGGGAAAGGCCACACTTGGTCCCGAATTTCGTAGACTTTTTGTTTCTCCTCGTGGGTATAAGTTGGTTAGTGCTGATAGTGCTGCTTGTCAGTTAAGACTTTTAGCACACTATATGAATGATCCTGAATTTACCAAACAAGTACTTGAAGGTGATATTCATCAGATGAATGCAGACATTATTGGCTGTACAAGAAACGAAGCTAAGCGATTTATCTTTGCTTATCTTTATGGTGCTGGCGCTCAAAAGCTTAGTGGCTATATTAACAAATCTGTTAATGAAACTAAGAAAGCTATTGCCAAATATAAAAGGGCTTTACCCAAACTAGTTCAACTTGTAGACAAGTGTAATAAAGCTATTGAAACAAGAGGCTATATCTATGGTCTTGATGGTCGTCCTATTAAGTTAAGCAGAGATGAAAGACACAAATCTCTTAATTATCTTATTCAAGGTGCCGAGGCAGTAGTTATGAAGTACACAGTTCAAATGATAGATGAAAAGCTTAATGCAGCAGGTATTGAGTTTAAACATTTATTGTTTTATCATGATGAACATACAGTCGAGGTAAAGGAAAATCAAGCAGAACAAGCTCGTGATATTATTATCGAGTGCTTTGAAGAGGCACCTAAAAAAGTCGGTATTAATATTATGACTTGTGGAGACTGTAAAATAGGTAATGATTACTATGAAGTCCACTAAAATTCATAAAATAAACCCTGTTGCTAAAAGCCTAAGTAATCCTAAGTATCGGCAACAGGTCATTCCTAACAAAAAGAAGGTAACTAAACCAAAGCATAAGAAGGATGAAATAAATGGTCAACAGGACTAAAGGCTTAGTTAAGTTGCGTAATGGTAAAATACTGCCCTATGTAGAAGGTAAAGAGTATGGTGATATGGTAGTTAAAGTTTGGTATCAAGACCATATTCGCCCAATGAGTAAAGAGGAACGTAATCGTGCAAAAGAACGAGAAGACGCAAACAGAACAAGTAAACGAACTTCTAAATCGAATAGAAGAAAAGGTAGACAAATTAGCTAAACAGTTAGGTATTTGTGTATCCTGTGGGAATCCCTCAAAAGGCGATTTTTGTGAATTTTGTTTAAATGAGGAGTAAACATGAGAGTTTATGAATTAGAACCTTTTATTATGAATTGCTGGGCAGTTTGTGATGATATAGAGGTTATCTATAAACAAATCGGAGATGGTGAAAGAGAACCTACTCTTGATGAAACTATGAATGCTCTTCTTGGTATTCAACAGCTTTATCAGTGGAAGTTTGAACAGTTATTTAACAAGTTTGAAGATCTTTGTGAAGAACAAAGAAAAATTATGACAGGAGAAAATAATGCCAACAATACCTAGTGAAACTCTTATTCGTAATGCTTTTGATGAATTTTGGGAAAAGGCCAAACTTCTTGGTTGGGAAATTGATTATAAGCTAAAGTCTGAAATAGAAACCGTTGAAGAAGACATCGTAGAAAGTCTTGAACCCTACAAAGACAAATACGAATGGGAAGAAGAATGGAGAGATATTAAAGACGAAGTTTATGACGATGGTTATTGGGATGGACATCAAGATGGTGAAAGCTCTGGTTATGATAATGGTCATGAAGAAGGTTATAAGGAAGCTAAAGCGGAGTGTGAACATTGTACTCAGTAGAGTTTGAAAAAGATTCAGCAGTAATAACAGTATTGTCTGAAGATGATTCCCAAGAAGATGTTGAGGTAATTATCGGAGATAATGACGTAGTATTTGTTCGGCAATACCAAGAGTATAAGAATGAATATGATGTTATTGTTATGACATGGCAGCAGTTGAAAGACATTGCTGCTGCTATTAACAGCCCTGAAGGGTTATTTAGACTAGTTCGGAGATAACTATGAATATGAATTGTCAACTTTATGAAAAAATGGCATTAGATTTTTACAAACCTGGACATAGATATTATGAAAGTTTGTTTCAAGGTTTAAGAGAAGAAGTAGAAGAAGTAATTGAGGCAGAAACATCTGAAAATGTTTTAGACGAGCTTGGAGATGTACTTTGGTATATTACTATTATTGCTAGCGGATTAGGCGCTAGTTTAGATAAAGTAATGATGCGTAATATCAACAAGTTAGAGCGAAGAACTTTATCAGGAAAAAATACCTGACGTTAAAGAACAATTAAAGGAGCTATTTATGATAGCAATTATTGATGGTGATGTTCTCTTATACATTAGTATTTGGGAAGCAGAAACCAAAAAAGAAGCAAGAAGTAACTTTGATGAGTTATTTACTGCTATCAATGAAGATCTCTTTGCAGAAGACTACGTCATGGCCCTTGGTGGCCCTGACAACTTCAGAGTAGATTTATATGATGAGTATAAAGCTAATCGCAGTAAGTCGAAATCAACAAGGCCAGAATGGTTCTTAGATTTGAAGTCCGATATAGCAAACGAGTATGAAAATTGTATACTAACTGACTATTGTGAAGCTGATGATATGGTTCGCACTTGGTCAGAAGATTGTCGTAAAGGCGGTAAAGACTTTGTTGTTGTCTCTGTTGATAAAGATTTAGATTGTATTGAAGGCAAACATTACAATCCTCGGAAGAGTGAGTTATATGAAGTCAACAATTACGCTGCTAATCGGCATTATTGGAAGCAAATTCTTATGGGGGATTCAACTGATAACATTCCAGGACTTCCTGGAATTGGTCCTAAAAAGGCTGAAAAGTTATTGGATGAAACCCCTAAAGAATTTAAACAAACTGTTTGTGCAGCTTATGCAGATTACT